TTAAATGCCACCCAAGAACCGCCCCTGTTGGGGCGGTTCTGCTTTGGGCGACCTATGCTGACGGGCCGAGGTAGCGGAAGCCCTGGACGGCCCGGAAGTGGCCGCCGTAGCCGCTGGGCGCAATGGTCTGGCCCTTGGCGACGGCTGACCTGGCAATACTGGCCGCCAGCGCTCGCAGACCGCGTCCAGGAAGCGCAGGCCGACACCGGCGCCCTGCCATTCGGGCATGACCACGAGGCGGCAGGCCCTGGCCTCACACAGCCCCGGCCTAGTGCTCACGGCGACATGGGCGACCAGGCTACCGTCTACCGTGGCCACGTAGTTGGTGGCGGCGATCATCTTGGGCAGCTTCAGATAGTGGTGCGGCTCAAAGGCTGGCCAATGCCGCCAGTCGGTCTGCCAGAGGTCCACATCAATGCGCGGCCGTCGCCGAAGTAACCCCCGGTCGAGGCGGCCGGTAGCGGTGTCGAACACCCAATCCGGCTGAATCCAGTCCAGGATGTCGTAATGGCAGCTCAGCAGCACCACTTGGCCACGGGTGCGGCGCCAGGCCTTGGCGAAGGCCCCGGCCCCGATCTGGGCGATCTGGCGGTCCACCACACTGCTGAATTCGTCCAGGACGGCCCGCTCGGGCGCCTCGGCTATCAGCCTGGCCAGGTTCGCCCGGAACTGCTCGCCGTTGGAGAGCGCTTGGTAGGGCCTCAGCCAGGTGGGCACGCTGCCCAGGCCCACGCTGGACAGGGCGGCCGTCACAGCGTCAAAGGAGCCGACGGGCGTGATGACATCGATCACGGGCCGGTCGGCCGGCCAGGCCGGGGCGTAGAGCGCGTCGGCGCCCCACAGGGCTCGGCCCATGCTGGACTTCCCCGAGCCGCTGGGACCGACGATGACGCCGATCTGCCAGGGGGCGCTGTCGAGGTCAAGCTCGACCTCCAGGGTGAAATCGGAGCCACCCTCGACGTTGAAGAGGGACTTGACCCGGGCGGCGCGGTAACTGTCGAAGTCGCCGCAGCGGTGGTGGACGGCGATCTTCATACGCACACCACCTTGGGCTTGAGGCCCTGTTTCAGCAGCCGTTCGTAGAGCCGCTGCTGGCGGGCTTCGGTCTCGCAAACCACGACCAAGCCGTATTGCGGCCGGTATTTAAACCCATTTTCTCCCGGCCTCGAAGCCGGTTTGCATGCTGTTTTCGCCATAGGGAGTCCCTTTCAAGTTGGACGCTCCCGGGCGCTCTGGTTTGGGGCTCCAGGCCCTCACATCGTTCATGGTCCCGCAGCGCGGGCATTTCACCTTCAACCTCAAAAACTCGGCGGCTTCGGCCAGCTTGCGCTCGCAACTACCGCATCGAACCTCTTGCATGGCATCCCTTAGAATCGCCCGGCCTGTACAGGTGGCAGGGTCTTAGGTCGATGCCGTGCTTGCTCACGGCGGAGGCGGGTGTTCAAGGTGTTAGCGCACCTTGGGCACTCGCCCTGTCTTTTTTAAACGTGCCTCCCGCTGGGGGCGAATGGGTCAAGCATCCTGCGAGCCACGAAACGCGCGAAGCTACCGCGCCAGCCGCCGTCATGTACCAGGCGCTTGAGCCGGTTGCTGAAGGTCAGCTCATATTCGTTGCGCGGCCAGTCCCAGGTGACCAAGGCTAACTCAGTGAAGTTGAGCCAGACATCGAGCACCAGGGCGACCAGCGTAATCGGCATCAGCAGGCGCCACCAACCACCGCGATCGTATTGAACGCCGATGATGTAGAAAGGCCAAAGGATGAGCAGGCTGATCACAGATCGATGCTCGCAAACGCAGACGCCAAAATGGGTGCGGTATTGATGGCAGTCAGGGCTATGACGCCATAACGGTTCGTCACTTCGGCCTCGACTTCGGCCAGCGTTTCCGGTAGGTTTGCTGTGATATCTAGCAGGGCGATGACAGCCGTGTCACATGCTCCTACCAATACGGCGTCTCCTCCACGGTATGCACGGCCGGCAATGCCGCCCAGGCGGTTGAGAATTTTTTCGCGGACTTCGCGTACCTGGACAAGCCGCACAGCGATCAGTTCAGCCTGTGACGGCTCTGGCGGGTTGACGGCAATGGGTGCACCGTTCGCATCTGCCTGGATGCGCTTCCCCGATGCCTGCGCGTCCATCAGTGCAGCGTGCTGTTCACGTGTGACTCCCACAGCATCTTGTGGAATGTTCTGTCCGTGAACCAGCGGATCGTAGAAGCCTAAGGTGGTTTTTGAAAAAAACATGCAATCCTCCTATCAGCGGCCAATTGAGATCACGTTGTAAGCGACTCCTGACCCGACGCCACCAGTGCTTGAAACCGTTAGGCTATGCGCAACCGATGATGTGGACCGAGAGGTTTCCTTATATACGTAGTAGTTTCCGCCAGCGCCGCCCGTCAAAGCTACAAATAGGGAGTTTGGAAAAGTGAGGGGGAAAGAAAACGAGCCATCACCCGAGCCGTTTGTTGTAGTTGATCCCCATTGGATGATCAAAGCTCCAAGCCATGTAGGGAATTTGATATAGCCAGAAGATCCTAGACTTGCGACGAAGCCAGCAGCGGCAGCGATAGCAGACATGGCGCCACGAATCCAGCTGGTACTTGCAGGTTTGGCACTGTTGTCCACGAAGCCGCTATCACTAGCTGCAGTGACGACCTGAGGAGATACGTTCTTGAAGGTTAGTGCCGTTGTCCCTATGGTGATTGCACCATCTGTGGTCAACATCCACTGGCTGTCGGCCAGTGTCGCACCCTCTTCGATCGCAACGACGGCGCCGCTGGTCAGCTCGCCCACGCCATCGGCATCGGTGACGCGTGTCCAGGCTCCAGCAGCGGCGATATAGATGCCGTTCTCGCTACCCGTGGCTTGGTCTTTGGGCAGGATACGGTCGCCGGCATTCAGCGCCGCACCCCAGTCACCACCGGCCTGCGTGCCCAGGCCGGACAGGACGATATCGCCGGTAGTCGTGAAGCGAACGCTGGTTTTGTAATCGTTGCTCATCCCGGAGGCGATGGCGGCGGAGATCAACAACTGCACAGCTTGATACACCTGCGTGTAGCTGGCAGGATTCGTTTTGTCGAACGGGACGGGCGTCTGTCCGGAGCCAACGATCAGCGAGATCAGCTCCCAGACGATGCCATTCATATCCTGCGCGGACACTTCCGTGGTCACCGCGGCCGAATCCTGGTGCATTCGGTTGCCGGTGGCCATATCGGTCGAGAATGCGTCGCTTTGCGTGTAATCCATGGTTACCTCAAATGAAAATGACGTTGACGCTGTAGCGCGCCGGTACCACGCGCTGGAGATAGCAGGCCAGCTCGCCTCCGTTGAGCACCCCCTGCATCAACCGCTCCCCGACGCGCGAAGAGCCAACCCGAAAAGACTTCGACTCGATGACCGCCGTGACCCACAGCTTTCCATCCAGCGCGCCAAGGCGCCGGCTGGCGCGCATGCCGCAGCGAAACGGCGTGTTGTAGCGGACGGTGGCTTGATAGCCCAGCCAGGCACAGATGGCCTCCAACGCCCCGGGGCTGGCCGGGCTGGAGTCGGCGTACTCAAGCGCCGGGCCACGCAACCTGGAGAGCAACAGCTTGCGTCTTGTTGCTTCGTCCTGGTTGGCGCCGAAACAGGCGTCTGGCAGGCCCGTGGATTCCTCCCACTCCGCCAGTCGCGTCACGGCCTGGTGCGGCTGCCACTGGGCGGCCGTCATTCGGGTGAACTCGTGCAACTGGCCGAGACCTTCGGCTCGGGCCTTGACCACGCGCATCAAGGTCGAATTGGGGTCGCGCGGCCAGGCAAAGCCTGTAGGCAACAGCGCGGCGAGGGCTTGCCAGAACTTGTTCATGGCCTTAGATGAACGCCACCGCGCCAAGTACCAGCAGGGTGCTGTAGGTGCCGGCCGCGAAAACTCCGCCCTCTGTCAGCACGGGCGATGTGATGGCGTGGTTGTACTCGCCCACCACGCCGCTGGCCACCTCTTTCAGATGGGAATGGGGGATTGACCCACCTGGAACCGCTTCCCTGAAAAACAGGTCCTGCAGGGCTTCAACGGCCGCCGCCCGGTTCGCGGCCGTGTCGGGCGAGATGCTCATGGTCACATCGACCACCTGCGCCGTTGGGATGATCACGAACAGCTCATCCGGCGGACCACGCTTCGGGTCGCGGATGTAGTCCACCACCAGCTGCCGCTGGCCCTCGGTCGGCAGACCATGCGGGTCGTTCGCATCGGCCATGATGATCACGCCGGCCGTGGTCGGCCCAGCCGGGTTGCGCACGCCCCAGGCCCGCGTAATGCCGGCCACCTGCAGCGCCCAGCGCGCATAGTCGGCCGGCGCCCCGCCCTTGGGCTCATTGGCCAGGCGCTGCTGCAGCCGGTAGATGGCTTCGGAATCCGTCTCCACATCGGCCCCGCCCGAGATGCCGCTCGGCATATCCACCGTGAACGCCGCGTCGATGCCGTTGATCGAAGACGCCAGCGTGAGCGCCGAGCCTCCCGCCAAGTTACCGGCCGCGCCGGCCACCAGAGCCGTTACCGTTGCCGAGACGGCGCCGCCCGGCGCCACTGCAACGTCGGCCGCCACGGTGTACTGACGGCCGTCCTGGGCCTGCAGCACCTTACCCACCGTCAGCAGCGTCCCCGCCACGCCCGTGCCGGACACAGAGCCGCTTGCGGCCCATGCCCCCTTGCGTGGCATGTTGTAGGTCGCCAGCCAGCCGTCCAGAAAGTTGCCGGTCGAATAGATCGGGATTGCCTGGCGCGCGATGTGATCGCGCAGGTAGCGGTAAGCGCCATGCAGCCCCATGCCCTCGGCAAAAGCCAGCGCCTTGATGGTGCCGCGCGCCAGCTCCAGGTCAGCCGCGCTCAGGTCGCCGGCCGGTGACGCCGCCTGCTCGCCCAGCGCAAGGGCCTGCTGCTGCAGCCGAGCCTGGTTGTCCTGCAGCTCTTGAATGGACGGGATTGAAGTGCCCAGCGGCGTGCTCATTGCGCCAGCCTCCGGATCGACGTGCCCCACAGCACGTCATAGACCGGGCGCGCTTGCCCCGGCTTGTAGATCGCCGGGCGAACCGCCAGGCGGTCCATCCGCTCGCCGGTCCACAGGGCGCTCACCTCGACGCGGCTGGCGACGCCATCGCGCACCATCCACTGCAGCGCCTCAAAGGCGGCGAAGCGCGCCGTCTCCAGCACCTCCGTCGCCGCCTTGCCCGTGTAGCACGTCCAGAGCCGCGATCCCCAAGGGTCCGGCCGGCTGTCGAAATCGGCGCTGGCGAACTCATCGCCCACCCAGCCGCGCCGGTCCGTCTCATTCATCGGCAGCTTGTCGTCGTCCGTGGCCCGGGCATCCGAGAACAGCGAGATGATCACCGCCGTCTGCAGCGTGTCTTCCAGCTCCAGCGAGTAGGTCGCCAGCACATCGGCATATGCGGCCGGCTTGCCATCCGGCTGCACAAAGTCCTTCCACGGGTAGCTCACAGCCGGCCCGGGCGCCACCAACCGCAGGTCAAACGGCACCGCAAAGACGCTCGCGGCGCCTGTGGTTCTGGGCTGGGGGCGGATGGCCACATCAAACATGCGGCCAGTGTCTTAAAAGGCGGTCAAGCGGTCATGGTGAAACACTTCACCGCAGCGGCCCGCGGGGTCAGAAATCGCCCGTGTTGCCGCCGCCGTTCAGCACATTGCCGTGGTTGTGCCCCAGCACTTCCTTGCCCCCCACCTTCAGGCTGGTGTCGGCCGCCACTGAAGCCGCGTTGAAGACGCCAGAGGCGGTTGCCGTCGGCGTGTTGAAGGCCATGCCCATGCTGGCATTCACGGTGTACTGCTGTGCATTGACCAGGTAGTGATCGCAGTCCACCTGCACCACGCGGCCCGCCTTGAGACACACCATGTGGCCTTCTTTGTGCCACACAGCCACCTCATAGGGTGCCAGAGCCGGCCGCTCGGCCGTGCGGTCCAGCCGCAGGATGATCGTGTGCCCGCAAACCTCCAGGCGTAGGCCATCGCCGTCCACCACATTGGCCGCAAAGCCGTAGTCCTGCGGTCGCGGTGTCCCATCGCGCGCATCATGCTCAAGGCCCTCCACCCGGCCCCGCTGCATACGGCCCTCCTTCAGCCCACGCACGCGCACCCAGCGCAGCAGATTGCTCAGCATCAGCGCCCCCCTTGCGCGCGGTCGCTCGGGCCGCGCGGGTGGTTGCTGGTGTTGCCCCGGTTGCCCCAGTTGCGGCGGCGTACCTTGGTCTTGAGCGGCGCAGTGTCATAGGCCTCCCTCGGCCGCACCAGCAGCTCCGTCACATCGCCTTCCTTCAGGTCGCACGTCTGCTTGACCGAACAGATCAGCCACTCGACGCCGTCCAACCCGGCCACGTCGTCATAGATGGGCACGCGCTGATTCACCGGCCACGGCTCGCCTTGGTAGGTCCACCCCTCCACCACGTAGCGAAAGCCGAAAGCGTGGCCGCGGCGCACGCGCATGGTGTGATCGGCCAGCAATTTCAATTCGGCCTGGGTGGTGTTGCCGTCCGCATTGATCACCAGCGGCAGATAGCGCTCAATCTCGGAATCTTCGGCCGTTGCCTTCAGCCCCTTCGCAAGGTCTGTTGCATCTGCGTCATCGCTTTGGCCATAGACGATGTACTGGCTGTGCCGGCGCTCATCGCTGCCAACCGACTCCATGGAAATCACGTTTTGGCCGCGCACGATGGCACCTTTGAACCGGGTTTTACCGGCCTGGGTGAGCAGCACCCGGCCAGCGTCGTCACAAGTCACCAGCACGCCGCGCAGCTTGGCGGCCCTGGAGATGGCGTCCAGCGCCAGCTCGCCATGCCCCAGCTTGAAATCCTTCACCGGGTCGCCCAGCTCGGTGTCCACCACCAGCTCAAGCCCGAATGGCTTGAGAATGTCCCGGATGATCCGGTCGATCATTACATTGCGCCATTGGCCGCCCTCATAGATGGCTGAGCAGTGCACCAGGTCGCCCGCGCGGCTGCGGCCGACGACCCGCATCCCGCACTCATTGCGCCGGTAGAACGGCTCAGCCGCCAGCACATAGCCCGCGAGCACGGCCCTGTCGCCGATCAGCACCTTCACCTCCATGCCCCGGCGAATGTCGGGCGGCTGTCCCGGCACCAGCGACACCGGAATCGAAAACGTCCCGGCCAGCGCCTCCAGGTTGCGCTCCACCTCGCTTTGCAACCAGCCCTCATAGGCCCGCCCGTTAACTACCACGGCGATCTTCGCGTCGTCCCGCGTGTACTGCTCTGCCATCAGTCGCGCCTCATGATGCGCAGCGGCTTGCCCGGCGGCACCAGCAGCGGGTGCTCGATGTGCGGGTTCATCGCCAGGATTTCATCCGCATGGGCGGCCGTACCGAACAGCTTGTAGCTCACCAGCCACACCGGCATCCAGCCGGCCGGCGTGTAGGTGGTCAACCGAACCAGGTCGCGGCTGCGGTCGCGTATATCGGCCAGCGAGGCTGTCAGCAAGGCCATCATTGCGTCATGCCAGGAAGACTCCGGCACCGCGCCACTGGCCTCCCGGGTCGATGCCCGCAGCATCAGGCGCGTGGCCTGGGCGTGCACCTGGGTGCGCAGCGCCAGCGCATCGTCGTAGCTGCTCAACTCGGCCGAGGCAATGGCCTGCACCCAGCCGGCCAGCGCCAGCGACTCCACCAGTTGGTCACCGGCGTCCGTCAAGGCTGCCAGTTGCATGCGGGCCGGCGTGTTCCGGTCCAGGCTGGTCGCATCGCCCGCGCCGTACATCACAGGCCCCGCGCCCTCGGCCGGCACGATGGACACTTCAAAGTCCTTTTGAGGCAGCTTCGCCCCCATGTCAAACAGCCCTGAAAAAGCGGCTGCAAAGTCCCGGGAAGACGCCGCGCTGATGTCCGCCGGCAGAGAGAACAGGTTCGAGATCGCGCTAGCCAGCAACCGCGGTTGCCGCACCAGGCCGCCCAGGCCGTCGCGCAGCGCCTGGTAGTTGCCGATGGCCATGTTGGTGAAGTCGCCCAGATCGCGAGTCACGTTCGACATGCCGGCCCAGACCGCGCTCACCGACTCGGTCACTCGTGCCACGGCGCGGTCTGCCACCCAGCCCGGCTTGCCGTCCAGGCTGTAGGCCGACGCGAACGCGTCCACGCTGGCCGCCTTGGCCTGCCCGGCCTTGGCTGCGGCCGTCTGGGCGGTGTTGGTCACCCCGGCCGGGTAGCGGCGCACCTCGGCCCGCACAAAGGTCAGGTCAAAGCGCGCGATCCCGCCCTCGGCCGCGGGGTTCTCCTTGATCGCGTATTTGCCCGCCACGAACACCCGCAGGCTGCCCGCCGTCGGGTGAATCAGAACACCTTCGCCCGTCAGCACCTCGCGCAGGCGGTCGCGCTGTTCCTGGTAGTCGTCGCCGATCACGTAGGCCGAGAACTTGATCTCCTCGGCCGCCTCGCCCATGCGGAACACCGTGGGCAGGTCCTGGAACGGGTACTCGCGCAGCACCACGTTGTCGCCGGCCTGGTGCTCAATGCCGTCCACCTGGAACGGCACGTTGCGAAAGCTCGCAGGCTTCAGTTGTTCCAGCCAGGTTGCCATCAGCGCACACTTCCCGGGTTGGTCGGGCCGGGGCTGATGCGGATCAGCGAAGGCTGCCGCAGCACGGTCGGCTGCGTCGTTACGCCGTCGGTGGTCACGTGCACATCAAGTCGCAGCACGCCTTCCCCGATCTTCAGCTCCGGCCCCATGGCCAGCCCGCCCATGCCGGCCAGGCTCAGACGGCGCGGATCGTCGAGCGCACCGCCCGGGCCAAGTGCGCGGGCCTGCGGCTTGGCCCACAGCCAGTCGAAGATCGCGCCGGAGCCATACGCCCCCGCCAAACCGCCCCCGATAGCCCCAAGAAGCGTGCCCAAGCCGGGCAGCACGCTACCGGCCGCGGCACCCGCCAGCGCGCCGCCCAGCAGGCCCGCGCCATTCGTCACGCCCACGCGGGTCAGCTCTCGCGCCTTGTCGGCGTTGGGGTCAGCCAGGACTGCCGTGCCCTCCAGCAGCGCCGCAATGCCGGTCGTGATCCCGCCGTACTTCAGCATCTTCGCCAACTGTGCAGATGAAGCAATGCCGGAGGCAGCCGCTCTTACCGCTGCCGCACCCCCTGCACCAGCGCCACTAGCGGCACCTCCGGCACCCTCCAAAACTGGCCATGCCAGCGCCCCCGCGGCCTGGGCCGCGGCCGGCGCAGCGGCACCGCGCAAAATCAACGCCTTCCACAACGCGCCGCCAAAGCGGCCCATCAGATAGGCGCCAGCCGCGCCTCCGGCCATCAGGCCGGCCGTGCCAACACCCGGATGGTTCTCGATAAAACGCCCGGCCGGATCGAGCAGGCTGTTGGCCCCGTCCATCAGCGGCTTTGCCGCCTGCCCCGTCTGCGTGGCGATCTTGGCCATCACGTTCTCGATGGTGCCGCCCAGGGCCTCCAGCTTGGCCGAGAACGTCTCCATCTTCATCGAGATGCGCTGGTCCAGGCTGGCCTGCGCGTCGATCTTGTCCAGGGCTTCCTGGTAGGCCTGCTGGCCTTTCTGCACCAGAATCTGCGCCGGCCGGCCAGCTTCCACGCCGAACAACCGCGTCAGCACCTTCTGCTGCTCGGCCTGGCTCAGCGGCTGCAGCTTGGCAAGCTGGGCAAGCATGTTCTCGACGCCCGAGAACTGCCCCTTTTCGTTGTAGAACTGCATGTCGATACCATGCTCGGACAGCAGCCCGCGCACCTCGCGCGCTTCCTTGCTGTTCTTGTTGACGCGCGAATCGAACTGACCGATGCGCTGCAGCATCATGCTGAAGTTCGTCCCGAAGCTCGAAGACTCCAGTCCAACCTGGGCCGCGATGCCCTGTACCGCCAGCAGCTTCTTGGCGTTGTCCAGGCCGGTCAGGCCCAGCGTGTTGTAAGTCGGCGCAGCGTAGCTGGCCACCATCCGGTAATCGCTCGGGTTGATGCCGAAGGCGTAGCGCCCGCGCTGCATCAGGTCAGCCATCTTCACCAGCTCATCATCCTTGAGTCCATAGGCCTCGCGGACCTTGGCGATGGTCTCCGCACTCTGGTACTGGTCCATGCCCGTCAGCACGCCGAAGTAGCTCGCCGCGCGCAGGCCGCCCCCCGCCACCACGCCGGTGGGCGTGCCCTGCTCGATCAGGGCGCGGGCCGCCATCATGAAATCCTTGGTGGTGCCCGGGAGCTGATTCCCCAGCTTGGTAGCCTCCGCGCTGATCTTGTCGAAGTCCTTGGACACCTTGCCACTGGCGTCCGTCATGGCGATGCGCAGATCCTGCGTAGCCTCTTCCAGGTTGGCAAAGGCCCGGATGGGCGGCGCCATGACCGTCCTGGCACCGTAATAGCCGGCTGAGATCTCGGCGAACTTCTCGGGCGCCTTGTCCAAGCCGCGCGCCATCGACTCGCGCATGCGCTGCATCTTGGCCTGGGCGGCGTCTGCCGCCTGGCCCAGGCGCTGCAGGTAGCCGATCTGGCGCTCCGTGCTTGTGTTCTGGCCGATACGGCCGATCACCCGGTCCAGATTCACCATGCGGTCGCTCGTGCGGCCCACGGCGGCGTCCATGCGCCGTTGCGCGTCTTCCACCACCTTGGCGTCGGCCTGGGCCTTGGGGCCGAGGTTGGACACCAGCTCGATGAAATACTTCAGCCGCATTTCGCTCATGGGTCAGGCCTTCTTGGATTTCGCCGCAACCAGCTCAGCCGCGAGCGCCTCCACCCGTCCCTTGGGCAGCGCCTCCAGTGAAATCGGCGAGCAGTGCAGGGCCAGACTCAGCGTGACCAGCATCCGCTCCCACGTTTGCAGTCTGGCCCACGGGCTGTGGGGATGCGGCCGGGGCCGGATTGCGGCCCATGTAGAACGCATCGAACTCGGCCTGGGACAGCGTGCCGTATCGCACCTGGGCCGCCAGCGTGATCAGCACCACCCGCTCTTCGATCAACTGCAGATCATGCGGACTCAGCTTGCCCAACACGTCCAGGTCCAGCACATCCAGAGGTATCGACATGCCGTCGCACTCGAACGCCGCACAATGCCGCATCGTCATGGCAAATCGGAAATCGCCATCGCTGGCCAGCAGCTTGGGCACGCCGCTCAACATCACCACCCGCTCGGAGAGCCGCACCGCGATCCGTTCGTCTGCGACGGATGTCTCGCGCAGCTTCACCGTGCGGTAGCGCAGCGTCTTGCCGCCGGCCTCAACCGGAAGGCCATCTACAAGCGTCAGACTGAAAAGGTCGTCGATGCCGGACGACGCAGCGGGGGTGCTTTTCGTGTTCATGGCATGGAGTGTCTTTTCCCCCGCCTCGCCGGTCATGGTGAAACACTTCACCGCCCCAAATGAAAGGGCGGGGCACCTCTCGATGCCCCGCCCAGTGCCCTGGCCGGGCCGGCCTTCGCGCTACGGTTGTGTCAGGTCAAAGCCACTGCAGATCGGCGTTCAGAATGAACGTCACGTCCACCGTGCCGGCGCCGATGTCGCCCAGTTCGCCAAAGGTGGCTTTGGGCGCCAGGCATTTGCGGCCGGTAAAACTGTCGCGCATGGCAATCTGCACGCCGCTCATGCCGGCGTAGGCCTTCGGGTTGGCGGTGGCGGCCCATTGCAGCTTGGCCTTGAGGACGCGCGCCACGCGCGAGCGGGTCGTGAAGTCGTCGCCGCTGGCGCTGAGTTTCGGGTCGTTCTTGAAGCCGGCTGCGCCTGACAGCGTGGCGCTGCTGTCCTCGAATGCGATCGCCTGGCCGTCCACGATGAGGGTGTCGATGTGGAAGAGCTGATTTTCACCTGCCATGTTCTTCTCCTGGTAGTTTCAGATTGGGCGCGGCTTACACCTGGCCGGCCACCACGGAGCTGGTGATCTCGGTCTGGTAGTGCTGCGTCACGATCACCGGTTCATCGATGATCTTGAGTTTGCCGTTGGGCGCATCGATCTCCGCGTCCAGCGTGGAGATGTAGTAGTCCATGTTCTGGCACAGGCCGGCATCGCAGAACACCTTGTACAGGCCGATCATGATTTCCTTGGCCAGGTCCACCGTCATGAGCTTCTGGCCGGGGATGGGTTGCTCCACGTACTGCGCCAGCTTGTACCCCGCGTTGTTGTACTTATTCTGGAACTCGGTCACCCGGTACCAGCGGTAGTAGCTCATGGTCTTGAGCCAGCACATCTCGGCCATGCTGCGGTCGGGCGCGCCGCCGGCGCTGGTCTTGTAATTGGTCACCATGCGCAGCAGGCTGGCCGTGTAGTCGGCCGCCACGTTCAGCGGCGATCCGCCCTTGCCCAGCAGGTTGTTCATGCTCTCCGGCACAAAGCCGTTGCCCTGCGTCGGCCCCTTGTAGCCCACCAGCTTGGCCGTGGGGCCAACGGCCGGGTCAATGGCCGCGCTGCTCTCAATGGCCGCACCGGCCATGGCGGCCGTCTCCCACGGGCTGGTGCAGTCGTTCGTCACGCAGATGGTGTGCACGTGCGGGCTGTTGCGCGTGTTCAGCCAGGTCGTGATCGAGCCCTCAGTGCCGCGCATGCAGGTGGCCAGCATACCGTCCTGCATGTTGTTGTACAGCCAGCGCGCACCCAGTTCGGTCTCGAACAGCACCATGTTCGTGCTGTCGGTGAACGGGTTCACGATCTCGGTGGCGCGGTACAGGTTCATGGCCATGATCACCGGCGTCACGTCCGGGTTCACCGCGCCGCCCGACATGACCGGGATCGTCAGCGTCACGCCAACGGCCGGCGCGTCATCCGGGTAGTAGGAGCCGCGCAGGTCGATCTCGTTGCCGCTGGGGCCGCCCCAGCGCGCCGTCAACGTCACCGTGTCAACTGCGGCGGCAGCCGTCACCGGCAGCAGCGTCCGCGCATTGATGGCGGCCGCGAGCTTGGTAGCAATGGTTGCCGGCGTGTCGGCCGTGGTCGCCCCCACGCTGATGCGCTCGCCGCCGATGTAGATCATCACCTCGCCGCCGTAGGTCGGCGCGCCGCCCACCACCACGGCGCTGCTGGCCTTGATGGCCGCCGGACCTTCCGCGATGCTGATCACGTCAATCGGCAGGCCGAGGTCGGCGTTGGCCTTTGCCGCGCGCCACATGCCCAGCAGCATCGAACCCTCGCCGAGCTTGGCAATGGCCTCGGTCTCGCTGCTGATCGTGCTCAGCGTACCGACGGCCAAAGTGCCGCCGGCCAGCTTGTGGCCCACCAGCAGCAGCCGGCACGGCATGCCGCGCATGCCACGGATGGCGCGAGAGAAGTCGATCTTCCCGGCCACGTAGGGCACCAGGAAGTTCAAGTTCATCAGGTTTTGGAACATGGGATTCTCCGTTTCAAAAAGCGTTCAAACAGGGCAAACAGGTCGCTCAAATGCGCACCAGGTCGCCGTCGGCCAGGCGGCGCAGCGTGGTCACGGTGACCGTCTGCAGCGTGGCCACGCCGGGCTCGAAGTCCTGGCCGGTCTCGTTGTTGATCAGCGACAGGCCCTCGGCCACCCGGACGTGAATCACTTCACCCAGGCGGGGCGGTTGCCGGCTCTCGGTGGAGGCACCGGGTGTGTTGTCGGCTTTGGATTCGGTCTTGGCGTCAATCTTGGCCATGGGTTACTCCGGTAAGTTGGGTTAGAAAATGATCTTGTCGGTCACGCCGAAAGGCCCGGGATCGGTCGGGGCGGTCGGCGCGGGCTCGGTGCTGCGCACGGTGTTCTCGATATCAACGCCCAGCCAGTCAATCAGCGTGGGCGCCGCCGTGCCCTGACCCATAACGGGCTTGACGGGCTGAAACCAGTCCACCAGCCAGACGGACTGGCCCAGCTCATCGACCGCGCGGCTGTAGAGGTTTTCGGAGCTGGCGTCGCTCTCCAGCGGCCCTATCGTGACCGGCTGCTCGGCCGGGTTCACGGGCATCCACTGGCGCATGACCAGGCACAGCTTGTCCGCCAGGTCCATGGCCAGGCGCATTCGGGTTTCACGCTTGGCGTGCTTGGCCGCCACGAAGGCCGCCACCCGCACATTGCGGCTGTACTTGCCGGCCAAACGGTGGCCGTCGCGCAACGGCTCCCAGCCCAGAACCGTCACGAAGATGGCCGGGCAGTTGTAGCTGACCTGTTTCATCTCGGCCGTGCTGAACTCGCCGCCATACGGCTGCACCGTGACAACTTCGGTCTTGGTAAAAGTGCCCCGGATGCGGGCTTGCACCTGGTCAAGCAGCGCGCTGCTCATTGCATGACCTCGATGGCTTCGACCAGGTACTCACCGATGCGGCGTTCCTGGCGCTCGCCCACGCCCATCACGGGCCGGGCCTTCATGGTGAAGCGGTGGCCAGGGCGCCCCGTTTCCCCGCCGAAGTGGTGAATGGCAGCGTAGGCCTTGTTCGAGCCCCAGGCCACCCCGCCACGCGCGAGCTGGTAGACGTAGCTGTCATACAGGTGGTGCTTTTTGATCAGCGTCTTGCCGGCCCGGGCAATGGCCGCCTTGCTCTGCGGCATGGGCGAGCCGTCGTACAACTTCTGATGGTCGAAGTTGTCCTGGATGTCGCCCACCAGGTACTCGCCGATCTCGCGGCGCGCGCCGGTCCATTCGCGGCGGGCGGACAGGCGGGCCAGATGCGCCAGCATGGGGCCGCCCCCATGCTTGAAAACCAAGGCGGTGCCGGCCATTACCGCCCCCACGTGGGCGGAAAGCCGCCCCAATTGAAGCGCGAGGCGGCCTGGCCCGTGCGCGTGCGGCCGCTGCTGGCCACTTCAACCCCCGAAGCGGCCACCAGTGTGGCCCGTCCGGCCTGCACGTCCTTGAGCCAGGCGCGCCAGCGGTCGGCCACCTTGCCCATGCGTTCGGTCGCGTTGTCGGCGTCATCGGCCAGGCCCTCGCGCGCCAGGGCCACGCAGCATTCCTCCAGGGTGCCGGCGTTGGCATCTTCGGCCGACAGCGGCAGCGTGACAGCCGCGCGTAAATAGCCGTCCATGAAGTTGCTCACGGTCACCAGCTTGCGCGCGATTCGATCCTTGGCCGCATTGGCCGCAGCCTGATCGGCCTCGGTGGGCGCGCCGGTCCACGCACCCGCGAGCGCGTCGCTCAGCAGTTGGGGGGTGAGCAGGTGCTGCTCATCCGCCAGGAGCTGGGTGGTTTCCTCCAGGCCGTATTCCTGGATGAAGCGCTGCGGGGTTGCGTAGGCCATCGTGTCTTACTTCTTCCCGCCCTTGCCGGATGCGGCCGCGGCGGCTTTGGCGGCGGCTTCCTTCTTGGCCTTGGCGGCGGCTTCTTCCCTGGCCTTGACCGCAGCTTCCTCCGCGGCCAAGGCCTGGGCAACAGCAGCGGCTTCTTCCTTAGCCTTGACTTTGGCGGCTGCAGCGGCCTCCTCATCGGCCTTGGCCTGGGCGGCAGAGTCGTCCTCGCGCTTCACAACGCCGAGCTTTTCCAGTTGGCCGGCCTCGTGATCCGCAGCGCTGAACTTTTCGCCCGCAGGACGACCAGGGCCGTACAGCGTGCCGCTGTAGAGGACATCCGACAGCGCAGTCAGCGAAACTTTCGCGTTCACTTTTTCCATGATGGCTCCTTCTAAGCGCCGTCAGGCTTGGTCAGATGCCGCACGCCACGCGGATGAGCACGCCGGCTGCACCCGCAGCGTCGAGCGCGCGGCCGGCATAAACACCGGCGGCCTTGGTGATCGCGCGGCCGGTGGCGTCGGTCTGCACGTCGTCGTCCACGGCTACGGCCGCACCGGCCTCGACCAGAAGGATGCCCAGCACGCCCACGCCGGCCTGTTCGCCCTGGTCATAGTTGGCGTTGGCAACGCCCAGCACCTTGGCGCCGGCAGCGGGCACCGCGCCGCCGGTCGTCACGAAGCGGCGGGCGGGCAGCGCGGCGGCGGCCAACACGGTGGTGGTCAGGATCGGTTGTTCGGTCTTCATGTTGAAAGTCCTTTCTTTGAGTTGCACAAGACTTGCGGGGCCGCCGCAGCGGCCCTGCCGTCATCAGGCGTTGGTGTCCTGGATCAGGTAACCAGCCTCGGCGCCCACGATGTAGGGACGGAAGTTGTCGGTCGAGCGGACCAGCTCCACCTTGCCGTTGGGGTTACGCACGTCCACCTGGGGCATGCCGCGACGACGCGGCGTGTAGCCGAAGCTCGGCTCGTAGGCGTTGCGCTCCATGCCCTGCTGGGTGGGCGCCTGGGGCACGTAGGCCAGGACGATGTTGTCGCCCCAGACGTCGCTGAACACGTCCTGGTCGCTGGAATAGATCGCCTCGCCCACATAGATGTAGGGAATCTCGAAGAGCTCGCGCAGGGCCTCCAGGCGCACCACGCCTTTGCCCGTGTACTTGATCAGATCGACCAGCTTGGGGTGGAACTTCAGGGAGCTGAGCGCCAGGGCGCCGATCACCATGGTGTTCGGGCGCTTGCCGGTCTTGCCGCGGATCGCGTCTTTGCCGGCCTCGATCACGGCGATGGGGTCGGAGTTCACCTTGTCGGTGAACTGGCTGTTGCCGGCCAGCGCGATCTTGCTGCCCGCCGGGTAGTTGGCGGGGTTCTGGGCCATGTCCGCGATCATTTTTTCGCGGCGCAGCTGGATTACGCCCTGGGTCACATTGGTGGCATGCGCTTCCAAGGGAAACGCGGCTTCGGCCTGTTCGCGGTAGTCGATGGGGTACTCGATGTCGTGCTCATCGGTGACCAGGTCCATGGAGCCGATGCCTTCCGGGTTGATCCGGTTGCTCTCGGCGCGCAGCGCGCGTTCGGTGTTGTAGAGCTTGAAGGCTTCCTTGCCGAACTTCGGCAGCTTGCTGGTTTCCTTGTCCACGGGGACGAAGGGCATCAGGCGTTCGCCCACCAACTCGTTGTTGGTGTAGCCGAGCGCCAGGTTGGTCAGAACCGGGTCTACGACCCGCAGGTTGGAGAGGCGTCCCATGTTTCAGGCTTCCTTTCGTGGTTGATATGAATGAATGCGCCGCTGGGATCAGCCGGCCATGATGTTGGCCGCAGCCGTGGCGTAGTTCACGCCGTGCTTGGCCATGTACTCTTTGATGCGCTTGTCGGTGTCCGCGCGGTCCGGGTCCACCTCCACGCCGGCATAACCGGGCTGGCGGCTGAACTCGGTCACCTTCGGACCGGCGCCTTCGCCCTCTTCGGCGGCGCCAGACGCGGCGCCCAGCTTCACCACCGGCTTGCGCGCGGCCATGAAGTCGGCAAAGAACTGGGCCGGGGCCTTCTTGACCTCGCTCTTGTCGGCCGCGCTGAAGTTCAGCTCATCCGCCTGGGCTTCCAGGGCCGCCATGAACTCGGCCAGGCCGGGCTCCTCGGCCGGGGTGAGCAGACCCTTGGCCTTCCAGCCGTCGATCTGCTGCGCAATGCGCTCGGCCTGGCGCTCGCCGCGCAACTTGGTCAGCTCGGCTTCCTTGGCGGCGAAATCTTTCGTCGCCTTTTCTTCGGTCTCCTTGCGGGCCTGTGCTGCGGCAGCGTCGAGCTGCGCCTGGGTAAAGGACATAACACCTCCTGGGTTGTCGGGTTTGGAAAACGGACGCGGGCCGCCGTCGGCCTCTTCGCGGGCCTCGGCCTGGATGCGCTGAGCGGCGTCCGCGATGGACTGGATGCGCCAGTTCGGCAAGGCCGCGTCGGCGGCCTCCAGGCCGTCCTTGGCGATCAGTTGCTCACGCAGGCCGCGCAGCAACTCGGCCGTGTCGGCCAGCGCGTAGCCAACGTCCAGGTCTTCGGAGCTGAACTCGTAGTCGTCCACGCTGGCGCTGTAGTCCAGCGGAGTCAGGCCGTTAATGGCCGGCGGCGCAGCGCCCAGCCAGCCCACGTGGCGCAGGCGCCAGCCGGCATCCTTGTCCTTGAAGATGGAAACCGAGCGCTCGCGGTAGGCCCCGCTGTCCACGCCGGCCTCGAAGTCCGGGTTGACGTCTTCGAACTTGGCGAACAGCGCGTCGCCCTCGCGCTTCACGCCGCCTTCGCGCACCCAGGCATAGGCCGGGTCGTTGTGTTTGGGGTGCCCCAGCACGGCCGGCGCCGGGCCGATGGCCATGTTGCCCACAATCTCGTCCAGATCGGCCCGGGTGAAGGTGCAGCTACGGCCCTTGCTGTCGGTGTGCGTTCCGGCGCGGAACACCTCGATCCAGTCCTGCAGGCCCTTGAAGTCGTGTTGGTCGGCTTTGCTCATGCCCCGCACTGTGCCGGGCGGTGGCATTTAAATCATGGTGAAACACTTCACCGAAGGCTGAAAACAGGGAGGCTTCAAAAGCGGCCCACGGCGGGCCTCAAGACATGAGCCGCCCCGGATGTGCCGGCCACCCGCCCGCAAGCGGTTTTAAACGGGTTTGGCGCGGTTTTAAACAGGTTGCGGCCGTGGGGGTGAACCGGCAGTGGGCTTCAAGACCCCGGCTCGCAGCTTTCGGAGTCTATCGCGGCGTCTTGGCCCCCAAGCCAAAAGGATCGTGCGCCGTGCCGGACTGCGCGACAGGCAAAGGGGTCACCCTGGTCTCTTCGGCCTCTTCAAACATGTCCATGGTAAACCGATCCACGCCGCCGGCATGCCCGCCCCAGATGTTGAGAACATGGCGGCGCGAGTAGCCGGTGGCCTCGGCCGTTTCATCAGCGGTCTTTTTCTGGCGCCGGCATTCGCGCACCTGTTCATGGCGCAGCTCACGCACGTAGGCGTCGCCTTTCGGCAGGTCCAGCACCTCGCCGCCATACTCGGCCACCAGGTTAAGGAACGCCGCTTCGCTCAACGCCAGGCGCAGGGGGTGCTCGGCCTTCGGCGTCTTGGGCACGGTGATCCGGGCGCCGCCGTGCGAGCTGACCAGGCGCAGCGCGTCAGCCTCGCCCAGCACGCGCACCAGCTCGCGCAGGCTTTCTGGCATGGCCTCAGGGCTGATGATCTGGCTCTGGTCGGACATGGTCAGGCGATGTCCGCTTTGACGCGCTGGCCCCAGCGCTTCATCTCTTCAATGAGCTTTCTGAGCTGTTCTCCGTTGGCAAAGCGCAAAGCGTCCAGCGGGCCGAGCGGCGTTCCGTTGAGCTGGCGCTTGGCCCAGGCCTCGATGGCCGCGTCGCAGGCCGTGCCGTTGGCCGGTCGGTCCACGGCGCCGGCCTCGGCCAGCATGTACCACATGGCCCGCAGCTTGCGGCGCTGTGGGTCGCCCCAGGACATGCCGCCGGCCTTGATGCGCACCTTGAAGCCCTTGGCCTTGAAGTGCCGCAGCAGCTTGTCGCGCCCGGCCGCGTCCAGGCCGGCCGCGCTGGTCTTGCCCGTGACCTCGCGCAGCACGTGCTCGTAGTCGGCCTGGCTGAGCTGCAGATGAGCCTTGGCCATGTGGATCAGGCCCAGCTCGCGCTTGCGCTTGCGCTGTTCATCAATGACAGGCCGGTTCATTGCGAATGGCCCCCTGCCGAAATTGACAGAAAAGTGGTCGTGATCCGATAGTCGGGTCTCCATGAAACCTGAAAGGAACTGGCGATGTACACCGTACACAAAGATGCCGCTTTGACACTCGTAGCGGCCTTGACCAACGAGAGCAATCCCATGCAGGCAGCCGAGGCCCAAAACGCCCTCGACAACTGGCTGACCGAGCGGGAAATGGGAATCGCCGAATTCACGCCTGACGCCCTGGAAGTGCTGCGACCGTTCATGTGAGTAGCCCTCGCTGCTCGGCTCCGCCCACGCCGCGATTGAGTTGGGCCTTCTGGCCGGCAAGGTGGCCCTGCCACGTGTCGTTGTGGCTGACGTTACGGCCCTTGGCCCGGTCATTGATCCGGGCGGTTTGCAGGTCCGGATGACGCTCGGCCATGTACTGCTCGATGAGCTGCTGGTTGCGCTCGGTTCCCGCAAACGATTCGACCAGCTCGCGCACGCCGTAGACCCAGCCGAGGGCGAACTGATCGCCCCGGGAGGTCTTGGTGATGGGTTTACAGTTTTTCGGCTGTTTGCGAATATGTGCAAGTCGGTCGCGGGCGCATTGGCGCGACAGCGCGTCATAGGCGTAGCTGGCAACCTGCGGCGCTGCGCCGATACCCACGAAGATGTATTCGCGCTTCTTGACCAGGTCATGCGATCGGGTCAGATGGCGACTGTTTTTCGAGAAGTGCTCGCAGCCAAACGCCTCGGCAATCATGTGAGCCAGATTCGTCTCCCATGGTGTGAAGGCATTGAGCCGGGCCGGTGCAGTTGCTTCCATCACATCGGCCAGGCTCACGTCCGTCTCAGTCACGCCGAACGCGGCCATGAGCTTCTGTGCCTGGCGCAGCGCAGCGGCGGCTTCGTGCGGGTTGCTGGACTTGGCCAGGGCCAGGCACTTCTTGATCTTGGCGAGGGCTTGTTCTCGGTTCATAGGGTTCTTCTTCCTTTTTCAAATCGCCGGCACCAGCGGCTTGAAAAAAGCCCCTGGCCACGGGGGCCAGGGAAATCCAACTGCCGGCCTCGCCGGTCACTTGGTCAGGGAGAAATCTGTCAGTGCACGGCGGCAAACTCCGCCCACAGTTGCCGGGCGGCGGCAATCCAGCACTCGCGCTCGGACGGCGGCAGGGAGTCCCACTCGCGGGCGTTGACGCCGATGCGGCGCTGCAGCTCTTTCGCGTGTGCCTGATACGCGCTTTGCGCGAGTTGTTCGAACGACTTCATTTCTTGACTCCTTGGGTAGGCCGGACCTTGTCCAGAGCACGCATGCGTGCCTGTAGGGCCTTGATGACGGTGGCTTGCAGCCGCTCACTGCCAAGATTGGCCAGCGCGGCCTCGCATTGCTCGCGGCTTAGGCTGCGAACCACCTGTAGGCGCTCGCCAACACAGATGCTGCTGCCGAAGGTCGTGCTCATAGCGCCGCCACGTCCAGAGGGATCGGCACGTATTCACCCGACCGTTCATCGCGCTCATAGAAGCGGATGTAGGGCTTGGTGCTGGCGACCTTCATGCTGTCGCCGATGGCCTGCATGGCGCGCTGCCACTTTTCGTCGTCGATCTTGAGTGTGCGCAGGTTCAGGATGCGGGCGGTGTTGACGCTGCCTTTCTTGTCCACCTGGAAGGCATCGTTGATCAGCACCTTGATGTTGTCGTTGCTGCCCTTGCTCCAGGTCTTCACGCATTCGTCGATCAGGGCCTTGGCCGCCTGCAGGCGCTCATCGAACACGATGGCATCCTGCATGGCCCGCACGATCTTGTAGCGGCCGTCAAAAGACACCAGGGTGATGTTGCCCTTCTTGCCGCCGTGCGCCACGTCGTACTGCGCCAGGCTTTTCTCCACGAATTCCTGCACGGCCTGCATGGCCGACAGCTTGAAGCCCAGGAGCTGGGCGCTGGTCTTCTTGGCGGCCTCGGCCAGTTCGCTCACGCACTTGTGGCGCAGCTTGTCGATGTCCTTGACCTTGCTCACCGGCACCAAGGAGCCATTGGCGTCTTGCCAGTAGCCCGGGGGCACGGTCTGTTTCTCTTCGTTCATGCTTGGGTTCCTTTCTCGGTTGATTGATCAGTTGTGGCCCGGCCGCCGCACAGGGCGGCGATCTGCTGGCGCACGTGCTCGGGCATACCGGCGGCACGCGCGTTGTCCTGGTCGAGCTTCACCAGGGCCGGGTCACGGCCGGGCAGGGCCTTCTCGATGGCCGCGCCGATGGAGACGGTCTGGCCCTTGATCGAGACGGAGCCGGTGGTGCGGTGCTGGCGGGTGGCCTCGGTGGTGCGCTCATCAAAGGCCTCGGCCTTGTCGGCCAGGCGCATGAGCACCTGGTAGAGGTAACCGTTGCCATCCAGCGGCACGCTCAGAGTGCCCTTGTCGTGCGCGTCGAAGACGGCCTGCAGGGCGGCCTTCCAGCCGTCTGTGCCGATGGCCCACGTGCGGCCGTTGCGCTCGATGGCGCTGCGCTGGATGTCCGGCACCAGTTCACCCAGCAGCTTTGCCAGCTTGTCCATGCGCAGCTTCTGCTTGGCCGGCTTGTGCAGGCGCAGGTAGCGCACAACCAAGCCGCCCAGCGGCAGGCTGGTGGTGAGCACCTGGGCGATCAGGCGGCGCACCTGGTCGTCGTCGATCATGCGCAGCAGCAGCGCGTCCAGGCTCTCTTCGGCGCCGCACACGTTGCAGGTGTTGATCAGGGTCGCGGTGCTCATGGGTGCGGCCCCATCAGGTAGGCCACCACCGTGCGCAGGCCGTCGCTGGCCTTGCGCACCCATACGGCGGCGGTCCGTTGGCAGCGGAACGGCCCGTCCACAACGCCAGGTGCCAGGCGCAGGGGGCGTTCTTCGCAGTCCGCGCATGGCGGGCGGCCGAATTGGGCCTGGCACAGGCCCAATTCCAGGCACGTGCGCTGTTGCGATTTGCCTGGGGCGCACGTCATGACACCCTCCGAATGCCGCGCGAGGCGGCCACGCTGATCATCTGGGCGTCCGGGAAGAGGTCCAGGGCACGGTTCAGGGCGTCGCAGGCGTGTGGATACCAGTCCGCGTGCACACCGCGCGAGCCATCGCGCATGCGGATGGAAACGCGGCAGAACACCCGCGGCTGGCTCGGCACTAGCGGCCCGCCGACAGCGGCCAGGTGCGGCGCTACGGTGGCAGGCACGCCTGCGGTCAGGGCGGCGTTCATTTGGCCTCCGCGCGCGGCTTGGCCATGAAGAGCACCTTGGCCGCGATCTTCTCGATCAGCGCACCGCTCAGTGGCAGGCTGCCCATGCCGTAGTCCTTGATGGCCGGGATCAGGTTTTCGTTGAGCACGCGGGCGCTGCCCTCGGCGTAGGCCCACAGCGTGTCGAGCACGTCGTCGGGCAGTTCGCCGGCTTCGGCCAGGCCGATGCGGGCCATGTCGTCGGCATCGTCGCGGCTGATGCGCTGGATGGTCTCGGGCCACATGCCCACGCGGCTGCGCACCTGGTCGAACTGGCCGTGCTGCGGCTTGATGAGGTTGGTGAGCTTCTCCGTGCCCACCAGCACCACGCCCACCTGGGCCATGTCGCGCAGGCGGCGCAGGTGCTCCAGGGCGCTGCTGCTCATCTTCTCGGCTTCGTCGGCCACGATCAGGTAGTTCGTGCCCTTGAGCACGCGCACCAGCTCGCGGAACTTGCGGTCCAGCCCGGGCGGCACCGCGTTGTTGAGCTGTTCCAGCAGCTCGGTCATGAGCACGCCGGGTGTCATGTTCGGGCTCACCTCCACCAGCAGCGTCATGGGCGTCAGCTCGCGGTATTCCTTGAGGCAGCGGCTTTTGCCGACGCCCACGTAGCCCGTGATCACGCCGAAGTTCTGGTGCTTGCGCGTGCGGTCCAGCACCACGCCCATGAGCTTGTGCACGCTGCCCTTGATGTAGCCGGGCGTGCCGTCTTTCAGGCGCTCGCCTTCCACCTGCAGGACGGACAGCATCTGGTTGAGCTGGCGCGTGGGGCTGCTGATGTACTTGGCGCCCAGCACCTGGCTCAGCGTGCCGCTGGGAATGCTGGACTTCTTGCTGAGCCAGGAGCGGCTCTTCTTGTGGTCGTCGAGCCACTTGAGAATGGTCTCCACCTTCTCGTGGTCTTGCGGGGTATAGGCCGTTGCGGCCGTTCCGGCCGGGCTCACGCCGGGCAGGCCTACTTGGGGTTCTTCAACGCGTGCGGGGGTGCTCACTTGTCTTTCCTCCAGGTTAAAAGGTCGATGTCGATCACGTCGCCATTGCTCTTTGCAGATGGCGGCGCGGGTAGCTCTGTGGCGGGGCGCAGGTCTTCGATGGCTGCAAACTGGTCGGTAGCCTCCACCGGGTCGTCGCGGCGGCGGGTGGCTTCGTCCACCTTGCGTTGCAGGCGCTTGAGCTGGCCTTGCAGGCGGCGGTCGCGGCCCTCTTCCAGGCGGCTGGTAGGCAGCACGCCGATCTTGTTGACCAGCTTGGCCTGCACGATGAAGCGGCCCTTCTTGTCGAAGATCCACACATGGCTGTCGTGGTGCAGGTCGTACTCCACGTCCACCTTCTGCGCGTCGTACAGGGCCAGGGCCTCGGCGAAATAGAAGCGGTTGTGCAGGCGCACGGTCTGGCGGCCCACGGTGCACTCCTCGCGCGGGCGGGCAATGGCCTCCATGCTCAGCTCCACCGGCACCGGGCGCAGATCGTTCCACACCTGGGCTGGCGTGCGGCCGTCCAGCTTGTCCTGCGGTTGGCTGTGGTAGTGCTCCAGCCAGGCGGTGAAGCTGTCCAGGTAGCTCTTGAGGCTGGGCAGCGTGCGCCGGCCCATGGCCAGGTCGGCACTGAGGCGGCGGTTGGCCTCGGGCGCCATGTCGTCGCCGCAATAGACCTTGCCATCGGCGAAGAACTTGTCGTGCTTGTCGCGCACAGTGCGGAAGAAGCGCTCGATCCAGCCCTTGCCGTGCGGGTTGCCCGGCAGCGCGCCGATTACACCGATGTCGAAGCGGTCATAGAAGCCGGTGCTCTCGGCCGACAACAGGCGGGCGCGGTAGCCCGGGCCGCGGTCCACGTACACCCAGGCCGGCACATGGTTGTGCACGCGCATGGCGTGGCTGAGCGCAAACATGGTGCTCACCGTGCTTTCGGACTCGCTCAGCCACCAGCCTGCGATGTAGCTGCTCTTGATGTCGATGAAGACGGTCAGCTCGGGCCGGTAGGGCTTGCCGGTGTTGGGGTGGGCCACATAGCAGTCGGCCGTGTGGCCGTCGCCTGCGTAGATCTCGCCCACCAGCACCTCCACTAGGCTGCGGCGCTGGAACTTCTGGCGCGTGAGCTTGTGCAGGTGTGGGCCGATGCGGGCCGGGCTGAACTCGCCCAGCGTGGCCGGCAGCGCCTTGAGGTAGCGCTTCACCCGGCTCTCCGTCACGTCTTCAAAGCCCTCTTGAATGAGCTTCGAAGCCACGTCGGCAAAACCCGGCTTGCCAGGCAGGTTGTAGAGGGCGACGGCGCGCTCTTCCCAGCCGTAATCCTGGCGGACGCGGCCGGTGTACTTGGGCAGCAGGGCATTTTTGCCGTGCTTGATGTAGCCGCTGAGCCAGCGCTTGATGGTGGGCACGCTGAGCACATCGACCGTGGCGCCGCCGGCCAGCATGGACACCAGGTGTTTGGTGCGCAGGTCGGCGGTGCCGGCTTCAAGCCTGGACTTGAGCAGCGCGGCGGCGTTGTTGATGCTGGCCCCGCTGTTGACCAGGTCCGCCAGCGGCTGGATCAGCGACTCGCGCAGGCCCGCCACGCGGCGCGCTTCGTCGCCCGCGCTGGCCCAGGGGTCCGGGTTCAGCGCTGCAGGAAGATCACTCATCTGGCGGATGTCTTGAGTTAGTTTGAGGACGGCGCCCATGGATTCACCTGTAGGGGGTGGAGTGAATGGAGGCGGCTATCAAGCCTTGGGGGCTTCCGGGGCCCTGGCCGGACGGCCCTTGCCCTTGGGACGGGCCTGCGCACGCTCGTGCTCGCGCAGTGCGGCTTCGTGCTGGTGCAAAGCCGTCAGGGCGGCCCACTCCTCGGCCACGGCCTTGACCTCGGAGGCGTCCAGGAAGGCCAGCGAGTCCGGCCGGCTGGCGAGGCGCTTGGCGTTCTCGCCCATCGCCTCAACAAAGCTCTTGATGGAGCCGTCCACCAGCTCGCGCACCGCCAGCAGGCCCGAGAGGCCCAGGCGCAGCGTGGGCTTGGCCCACTCGGAGGCATCGCTGTGCGCCACTAGGCCGACTACTTCCACACCCACCGGGTGTAGGGACGTGATGGCTAGCTCGGCCTTCTTGAGGAGCGCGGCCAACTCGGCCCGGAGGTCGGCAACGACCAGCGGCACCACGGCGTCTTCTTCGTCACGCGCGGCGCGGCGAGACTTCTTTTCTGCGGCCTTGAGGTCGGCTTCGGCCTTGTCGCGCTGGACCGACAGGTCGGTGGTTTGCGCCTCCAGTTCGCGGATGCGCTGGCGCAGGCCGCGCACGCTCATATCGTCAAGGTCAGAAACATCGCCGTCCTCCAGCATCTGCGCGATGACTTCGGGGTCGGCGCTTGCCAGTGCAAGCACTTTGGACTTGGGCAATGCCAGCATTTCCACACGTTGCCCTTCCGGCAGGGCTGTGATGAACTTCGCGGTGCGCATCAGTTCGGAAGCGCGCTGGCTGCTGAGCCCAAGGGCGGCCACGCCATCTTCAAACTGGCCATGCTCCACTTCGGACTTCACGCTGAGCAGCAAGTAGCCAGCCTCAACAGCGAGACGCGCAGCTTGGTTGTAGGCGGTGACTGCGCGAGTGATGCGGTCTGCGGTGCTGCCTCCGATCACGATACCCAGGCTCTCCGCCGCTGTGGAATCCGAGGCTGTGAATTCCAAACCCCCGAACGTGCGGGGATTTGCCGGAACCACTTCACCTGTCTGTTTTTTTGCCATTTCGCGTTCCTTGCTCTTGCTCACTTGATGCCCAGAGCAACAGCCACGCGGTGGCCCTCGCCGTACAGGCCCTTGTTGACCCCGCGCACCACCTCGGAAACCGTGCGGTACTTGAAGCCTTTTTTCTTGGCGAACTCGCTCAGCGTGATCCCCTTCGACTGGAGGTCGCGCTTAGCCTCTTCCGGCGTTTTCAGGGCTTCCGCTTGTCCTGACTTTTTCGCTTGCATGTCCATCTCCGTTGACTGAGAAATGTCAGTTATTGAACCGATACGGATTATGAGTACAAAAAACGGAACACGCAAGCGAAAAGTTGTACTTTTTTGACTTCGCGTCGAAAAATGTGGACTAAATGGCGATTTTTGGGCCTGAGAAGGGGCTATCCGTTCCGTTTTGTTTGCCTCATACTTCACGACCTTTAACAGTTAATTAACTGTTTTCATCTGCCAGCAAGTCGGGAGTAAACAAACGTGAACACGGAAATGGGTTCCCGCTTGAAAGCGGAACGTATGAGGCTAGGTAAGTCCCCGGGCGACTTTGCCGCCCTGTGCGGAGTGAGCCGAACAACACAGTTCAATTACGAATCCGGCGACCGCCCGCCGGATGCCGATTACCTGCAACTGGCACACGAGGCCGGCATGGACATCCACTTCGTCGTGACTGGCGTCAAGCACGAGGTGGATGAAGACTTCGTTGTCGTGCAGCAATACGACGTGGCAGCAAGTGCCGGCCATGGCATGCTGAACGGGCATGAAATAAGCGCCGGTGGTTTGAGCTTCAATCGCCAATGGCTGGCCAAGAGAGGGCTGTACCCGGCGAGCTTGAAAGTCATCAACGTCAGCGGCGAGTCCATGCTCCCCAGGCTCAGCGATGGGGACAAGGTACTGGTGGACATCAGTGACACGCAGCCGAAAAGCGGGCGCGCGTATGTCCTGCTACAGGGCGAGGAGCTGCTGGTCAAATACTGCCAGCTCATGCCAGATGGGCTGCTGCGCGTCAGCAGTTCGAACCCAAACTACCCGACCTATGACATCGACCTGGCGAAGACCGACGGCGTCAGCATCGTCGGACGGGTCGTGGCCTCAACTCATGAATGGTGATCGCATGAAGAAGCTACCGCTGATCCTGTGTGCCGCGATGATTCTTTCGAACGTGGCCTACGCTGCCGCGCCGAAATACGACGCCGACCTGCTGAAAGAGACAGATGCGTTCCTTAAAGGCGTCGATAACGCTCTGGTTGAACGCGGCGATGGCTTCGATCTGAAGCGTAGGGTCGATCACAGCAAATGGGCGCTCGACCTCAAAAAACGTGCCGAAGTGTTCCTTGGAGATGGCTCAGATTCGGACAAAATGCAAAGTCCGTTCAGGCCTTGCTATAACGCTGTGCACTGGGCCGGCGAGATCTGGTCGAGCAAGATGGCGCAGCATCGGGAAGCATCGAAGTTCAACTATGACAGCGTCCAACGCTGGACAAAGGAATACAAGTCGGAACGTAAATACTGCTCGCCCAAAGGGCGCGGCCAATTGTGAAAGGGTCAACGATGATCTCGAAAATTCTTGCCTGCAGTCTTGTCTTTCTGGCGGCCTCTGCCGCCGCACAGCCCGGCGACAAGAGCTGTCGAAACTATGCCGGCCAGCGCATCAACTCGGTCGAGTGCGTGGAGTTCTTCAAGAAACAGCAGCCGCTGAGCGACGCCGAATGTTATGCATCGCCCACATGCAGGGCCGAGACCCAGGCGCGCAGTGCTACCCGTGAAGCTGACCGCCAGAAAGAAGTGGCAACCACCCGCGCGGCAATTCTTCGTGAGCAGGCCGAGGCCGATGCAAAAGCGGCCCGCCGAGAGGATGCAATGAAGACCAACTGCGGGGCCGATTTCAACCGCCCGCGCATTGGCATGCCAATGGCGCGTGTGCGCGAGTGCGTGACGATTCCGTTCAAGGAGGCCAGCCAGGCACACACGGCCCAGGGTACGGTAGTCACCTACCAGGCCGGGCGTGACTACATCCGGACGCTCGATGGGAAGGTTGTCGAATGGGGAACATTCTGATCTGACCGACAAGCTGGGCGCGTCGCCCGCGGTGAAACACTTCACCATGCCTTAACGGCGCCGATTCCAGACACTGAGGGCTACTTTCGAGTGGCCCTTTGTTTTTCTGGAGTCGATCATGTTTTATCTTCCCCGCATGCTGATGTGCCTGGTGCTGACCCTGGCACTGATGATTTCGGCCCTGCTGCTGCAGGCCCACTGGCCCGGCACGCTGGTCGCGGTGACTGCCTACAAGGCCCACCTGATGTCCATGGGCGGCTGGGGCGGCTACTGGCTGGATCGCGCGCTGTTCCCCTATGCACGTCCGGACTCGTATCTGAGCGGCTCCAACACCGACCGCACGGCTTCGTGCTTCACGGCGGCGCAGCTTCGCCGCGCCATCGTCGTCGCGGCCTGCTTAGTCTGCGTGGGCCTGGGGGCCTGACATGCGCGGCACGGCCACCAGCCACAAGCAGTCCTTGCGCGCCTACCTGTGCGGTATGGCCGTGGGCCTGCTGGCCTTCCTGGCCGTGGTGCTGATTGTCGCGGCTGTGGCGCCAATCACTGCGCACGCCCAATCCATTCCGCGGGAAGCAAACCGCTACCAGCTCACGCTGAAGCGCGAGGCGCAATACGCCTGGGGCCTGCAGGCGCCGGTGGCCAGCTTTGCCGCGCAGGTGCACCAGGAAAGCCGCTGGCGTCTCGATGCGCGTTCGCCCGTGGGCGCCGCAGGGCTGGCGCAGTTCATGCCGGCCACGACCGACTGGATCGGCGGCCTCTACCCCGGCCTTGCCGCGCGCGACCCCGGAAACCCCACATGGTCCTTGCGCGCCTTGGTGACCTACGACAAGTGGCTGGCGGACCGCATCCGCGCCAAGGACGCCTGCCAAGACATGGCCTTTGCGCTCACCGCCTACAACGGCGGCCTGGGTTGGGTCTACAAGCGCCAAAAGCTCAGCGCGGAACCCGGCGTGTGCCTGGGTGTGACCTGCCTCATCAACCCCGGCATTTCCGAGGCGGCCCAGCGTGAGAACCGGCACTACGCCGAGACGATCCTGCTCAAGCACGAGCCGCTGTACCGCGGCTGGGGAAACGGTTCCTGCCCATGAAGAGTTCTACCGCCATCGTCATTGCATCGCTGGTCACGGCGGCCGCGCTGTTCGGCACCTACCGCATGGGCGTTGCGGCCGGCAAGGCCACGTGCCAGGCCGCGCAGGCCAAAGACGACCGGGCCGAGGTTGGCCGGCAGAACACGGAGGTGCAGGGCGACATCAAGCGCGGCACCCGGACCGGCGCCGCGCACGAGCGCACCCGCGTGGCGCTCGACAAGACTTTCGACCACCTGGAAAAGGAGCAAGCCCATGCGCCTGTTGACCCTGTTGATGCTTGCGTGCTTCCTGATGACCGGCTGCGCATTTGGCGGGCCGCAAACGCCGGACTCGAAGCCGGTCAAGACGGAGCCACCGCCCAACCTGACGGCGCCGCCACAGCCGCTGCCGCAACCGGATTCGGGCCGCATGCGCGACCTGGAAGCGAACCACCTGCAGGTGAGCAAGGCCTATCACCTGCTGGCCTCGCAGATGTGCCTGCTGCTGGCCTACCTGCAGATCAACCACCCCGAGTGCCAGGCCTTTGAGGCCGGGCGCGGAAAGACCGACTGAGTGGACGAAAAGTATCACGAGCAAGCCAGCGATCTGGAGGCGCACCGCCGCCAGTTCGCCCTGGAGGAGGTGCGGCGGCGCATGCAAGGCGCAGGCCGCGATGACTGTGAAGACTGTGGCGAACTCATCCCCCGCGAACGGCGCCTGGCAGCGCCCGCCGCGATTCGCTGTATTGCCTGCCAAGAACTATACGAACGGATGAGCACATGAGCGACACAAGCACCGCCGTCTTGGTTGAGCTGGCCGAAGTGAAGGGCCAGCTCAAGATGATGACGCAGATGATGCAGGCCAACCATGAATCGACCCATCAGCGCATCAACGACATGCGACATGCGGTGGAAGGTCGTCTTGATGGGGTTGAAACACGCGTCGGCGTGCTCGAAAAAAACGAGCGCGGCACGGCCATCCGCTCTGCCGGCACGGGGGCGCTGGCTGGCGCCATTGTGGCCGCGGGCATTGCCGCGCTCAAGGGCTTCGGCGGGCACTGAGCATGGCCTACGACCGCTCTACCCGCAACAAGGTGCGCGCCAAGTACGTGCAGGGCATGCCCCTGGCCACGGCGGCCGAGGTGTGCAAGGTGCCCTACAACACAGCACGCAACTGGAAGCGGCAGGACGCGGAAGACGGTAACGACTGGGACATCCAGCGCAACGCGCGGCGCATGACCAAGAGCGGCGTCGAAGAGATGGCCAACGAAGTGCTTGGCGAGCTGGCCGAGCAGTTCCTGGCCACGCTGGAGGCCGTGAAGAAGGACCCGAAGATGGCCGCCGCGCAGCGTGCGGACATCATGGTCCGCCTCATGGACGGCTACAACAAGGCCATCGGCGCCGCCAGCCGGGCCATGCCCAACGCCAACCGCTTGGCGGTGGCGATGGACGTGATCAAGTTCCTGTCGGTCTTCATCGCCGGGCGCTACCCCAAGCTGCGCGAGCAGTTCATTGAGGTGACTGAGGCAGCGGGCGATGACCTGGTGCGCGAGTTCGGCGGGGGCGGCGCCTGATGGCCAAGCAAAAGCGCCTGAAGGACAAGGAGTTCCTGGAAGAGCTGCGCGCCTTCGCGGACGAACAGCGCCGCCTGGTCGAGGCTGAATGCGACGGCTTTGCAACCGACCATGCCGCACGCGACCAGCGCGCAACCCGCGCACAGCAGGACTACGAGTTCTTTTGCCGCACCTACTTCCCGCACTACATCAAGGGCCAGCCTTCGGTGTTCCACCGCTGGTTTTACGACACGGTGCCGGGCCTGCTGGATCAGCCAACTGGGCAACTGATTGAGGTCTCGGCGTCACGCGGCGAGGCCAAGTCCACCCTGGGCACGCAGCTCGTAACGCTGTGGCTGCTGGTGACCGAGCGGCAGTGGTTCATTCCCATCGTCATGGACAGCTTCGACCAGGCCGCAACCATGCTGGAGGCGGTCAAGGTGGAGCTGGACAGCAACCCCCGCCTGGCGATGGACTTCCCCGACGCCTGCGGCCGAGGTCGGGTGTGGAATGCCGGCGTGATCGTCACGGCCAACGGCCGCAAGGTGCAGGCCTTCGGCTCGGGCAAGAAGATGCGGGGCCTGCGTCATGGCCCGCACCGGCCCGGCTTTGTGCTGCTGGACGACATCGAGAACGATGAGAACGTTCGCAGCAAAGAGCAGCGCGACAAGATCGAGGCCTGGGTCAAGAAGGTGGTCATGCCGCTCGGCCCGCCGGATGGGTCGATGCACATCCTGTATCTGAACACCATCCTGCACTACGACTCGGTGGCGAACCGTTTCCACCGCAACCCGCTATGGAAGCGCGTCAAGTTCAAGTCCGTCATCCGCTGGCCGGATCGCATGGACTTGTGGCAGGAGTGGGAGGAGCTGTTCATCAACGAGGGCGAGGAGGCGGCGGACGCCTTTTACGCCGAGCGCAAGGCGGCCATGGACCAGGGCGCCGAGGTGAGCTGGCCGGACGTGCGGCCGCTGCTGCGCCTGATGAAGATTCGGGCCAGCGACCACCACGCCTTCGACTGCGAGTACCAGAACGACCCCACCAACGATGAGGCCAGCTTTTTCCAGAACATGCAGTTTTGGGTGCAGCCGTGCCGTGATTGGGTCTTCTACGGATCGCATGACCCCAGCCTGGGCAAGAACAACAAGAGCCGCGACCCGAGCGCGTGCCTGGTGGGCGGCTTCGACCGCAACAGCGGCAAGCTCAGCGTAGTGGAGGCCGTGGTGGCCCGCATGATCCCGGACCGCCAGATCAGCCGGATCATCGAGTTTCAAAAGGACTATCAATGCCTGGTGTGGGGCATCGAGTCGATCCAGTTCCAGGAGTTCTTCCGCCAGGAGCTGGTGAAGCGGTCCGCCGTGGCCGGCGTGCCGGTGCCCGCTGTAGCCCTCACACCGCACAGCGACAAGGATCTCCGCATCGAGTCGCTTAGCCCCCACGTCAACAACGGCCTGATCCTCTTCAACCAGGCCCACACCGTGCTCAACAGCCAGCTTCGCCACTGGCCCGAGGCCGACCACGACGACGGCCCGGACGCGCTGCACATGCTCTGGATGCTGGCAATGACGCGCGCTGGCGGCGTTCCAAAAATTCGAACCGGGAAAAGACGATGAACCTAAATCTCAAAGGCCTCATCCGCAACCTCAACGGCTGGCTGGGGCGCCCCATCGCCACGCCGGAAACCGACACGCAGCGTTTCTTCGGGAAGCTGGTCACCATGCCCAACCCGGACCCTATCTTGCGAGAGATGGGCCGCGCCGAGCAGGTCTACAACTCCATCATGATCGACGCGCACGTGATCGGCGAGATTCGCTCGATTCGCGGGTCGTTCCGGTCGCACCAATACCGGCTGGTGTCGGGCGCGGAAGGCGACAGCAAGGCCGAGGCCGCTCTGGAGCTGTGCAAGAAGTGGATGGCCGAGCAACAGCCCAACGCCATCGTTGATTGGATGGAGGTGATGTGGCAGATGACCGCCAGCATCTTCACCGGCTACCGCGCGCACGAACTGGTGTGGGGCATGAAGGACGGGAAGTACCTGCCGAGCAGCGTGATCGACAGGCCGGGCCGTCGCTTCCAGTTCAACGCCGACGGTGAGCCCATGCTGATCTCGACCGATGCATGGCAAGGCGCCCCGGTGGAGCCCTATCAGTTCGTGATCTCGCGCCACATGCCGACGCATGACAACCCCTACGGCCTGGCGCTGCTGTCGAGTTGTTTCTGGCCCTGGACCTTCAAATCGGGCGGCTGGCGCTACTTCGTGAAGTACTGCGAGCGCCACGGCCTGCCGTGGCCCGTGGGCCGCTATCCGGCGGGCACCCCGGAAAAGGACCAGGACGATCTGGAGGCCGCCCTGGCCAACATGCTTGAGGCTGGCTATGTCGTGACGCAGGAGGGCAATAGCCTGGAGCTGCTGACGCCCAGCGGCGGCGGTGGCACCCTGCCGCAGCAGAACCTGATCACCCTGTGCAACCGCGAAATGTCCAAGGCCCTCACCAGCCAGTCGATGGTGGGCGAGCAGCTTGAGGTGGGGTCGCGTGCGGCGTCCGACACGGCCAAGGAACGCCAGGACCAGGTGCACGACTCCGACCGCGACATCGGCGCGGGCGGGATGGGGCAGGTCTTCAAGTGGATCACCCTGTTCAACTTCGGCGAAGGCGTCGCGCCGCCCAAGCTGGAGTTCTTCAAGCAGGAGGCGGCCAACAAGGACCGCGCCCAGACCTACCAGATCGCCGCGAACATGGGCGCCAGGCCATCGCGCGATGCCATGCTCGAAGAGCTGAACATCCCGGCCGCCAAGGACGATCAGGACGCCCTGCTGCCGGCGGTCCGCACGGTGGCCGCGCCGCCGAACGACAAGGGGGCAGCGCCGACCGTTGATTTCTCGGCGGTGGCCGGCTTCACTTTCGCCAAGGCGGCGGGCATGACCGAAGACGAAGCCATGCAGCTCGCCGCCGAGGCCGGCGACCAGGCCATCGCGGACCACATGATCGCGCCGATCTACCGCATGTTGGTCCAGTACGAGTCCGAGGGCAAGACGCTGGCCGAGTTTCAGGCCGATCTGAGCAAGCTGGTGGGCGAGATGGACGACGAAGCCTTCCGCGAGGTGATCGACCGCGCCCTGACCTATTCCATGCTGCGCGGCGCTGCCACGCAGGCCGACTGATCTTTTAGGAGAGCACCATGAGCGATCAACTTGAGCAGGAAATCCAGGCCAAGGCCAACAAGGCGCCGCGTGTCACGCTGGCCGATCTGGAGGCGAATATTGCCGACGTGGAAATCGTCAAGCACGTCTCCAAATCGGGCCAGGTCCTGCGCTGGGCGGTCCTGACAACGCGCAATGGCTTCTCGGTCACCGGCAAACCATCGTGCTCAGTCTCCCCTGAGAACGACAACGTCGAGATCGGCGAAAAGGTCTCCGTCGAGAACGCCAAAACGGAACTCTGGCCCTTGATGGGCTACGAGCTGAAGCAGCGTCTCCACGCCCAGGGCTGAGACCATGAAGCGCATCTACATCGCCGGCCCCATGACTGGCTTGCCCGAGCTGAACTACCCGGCTTTCAACGCTGCCGCCGCCAGGCTGCGCGCGCTCGGCTTCGAGGTCGAGAACCCGGCCGAGAACCAGGAGCCGCATTGCGGTTCCTGGCTGGGCTACATGCGCATGGCCATCCGCCAGCTCTCTCAATGCGACGGCGTGGTGCTCTTGCCGGGCTGGCAGGAATCGAAGGGCGCTCGCATCGAGCACCAGCTCGCCACCCAGCTAGGCCTGGTCGTGGTCCCGGAGAGCGTCGTCCAGCACGGCCCGGAGTTCGCCTATGCCTGAGGTGAAACCGTTCGGTGTGCGCTTCGGCGAGGCCATCGACTACCTGAAAGGCAAGCTGCCCGAGTCAACCCTGGCCTGGGACGACTTGGCCGGCCCGGTGCACGGCAAGGTGTTTGCCATTGCCGGAGCGACCAACGTTGACCTGGTGACCGATATACAGAAGTCGCTGACCGAGGCGCTGCGGAACGGAACCACCATCACGCAATTCCGCAAGGACTTCGACGCGACGGTGCAGAAGCACGGCTGGGAGTACCGAGGCAAGCGGGGATGGCGCACCAGCGTCATCTTCGACACCAACATGCGCACGGCGCACATGGCCGGGCGCTGGCAACAGCTCCAGGCCAACAAGGCGCGGCGGCCGTTTCTCCAGTACCGCACGGCCGGCGACGCCCGTGTTCGCCCCATGCACCGGATGTGGAATGGTCTGATTTACCCCCTGGATCATGTCTTTTGGCAAACCCACTACCCGCCCAACGGCTGGGGATGCCGCTGCACCGTGCGCGCTTACAGCCAGGCCGACCTGAACGACGGCAATCTGGCTGTTTCAGACGATGTAGAGGTGAAGACGCGCGAGGTGATCAGCCGCGACGGAGAGATCAAGGACCGCGTTCCGGTCGGCATCGACCCCGGCTGGGATCACAACGTCGGCCAGAGCTGGATTTCCCCCGAGCTGGCCCTGGGCCAGAAACTGGCACGCCTGCCCATGCCGCTGCGCGGCCTGATGGCCGACAAAACCGTTTCACCGGCCTATCAAAAGGTGCTCAGCGGCAATTTCAAGGGCTTTCGAGAGGCCGCCAAGACCGCTTTGAAGCCGCAGGGCGAAGCTCAGATCGTGGGCTTTATGGACAGCGCGACCCTGCGCGCCCTGGCCGAGACGCGGCCTGAGATTGACCTGCAGTCCACCAGCATCGCGGTCCTGGACCGCAAGACCATCAAGCTGACCGGCCAACACAAGGCCGCCAAGCCGGAGGCCGCCGGCACCGGCCGCCGTGCCAAGGGCTCCCCGCTGCAGGTCTGGCCGGACGAATGGATCAACAGCCTGCCGGAACATCTGCGGAACTACCGCGCGGTGCTATGGGACAAGAAGGCCGAGAGCCTGGTCGTGGTGCCGCAAGGCGCGTTCAACCAAGCCCTGCCCAAGATCGTGATCCGGCTGAACCAATCGTCCAAGTCCGGCATCACGGCGTCCATCGTCTCGCTGGGCAGTTCGGACGCCGGCTCGCTTTCGAACCCTGACCTGTTCGAGCTGCTGGTGGGGTCGCTCGATGCCCCGTAA